TGAAATTATGTATAGGCGAAATAAAACGGAGGAAGAGTCATGAGAAATATTGAAAGGTCCACTAAAAACTGGCTAAACTTTTTATATTTTATAATATCATTTATGGTAGTATGGGAGCTTAGTCAATTATGGCTATGATAACAAGTTTATCTGAGCAACAACTTAGAGACCAAGCTAATTATTATATTCTTAATAATGATGAAGATAATATGTCTAAGAATGATGACATAATTCGGCATATGATTGCTGCTAATGGTGAAAGGATTATTCGTACTATGACCAATGGTTCTATTAGGCATGGTCCTGGCTATGATGTTATTGGTGAGGGTGGTGAAACCTATGAAGTAAAAGCCACAGCCTCAGCTAAGACCGGTGATTTTTCTGTTGGTGGTTTAAGTAGTAAAGAAGGCAAGTGCGATTATATAGCTATTGTTGATATGCTTAATGGAAGAGTATCAATCATTCCATCTAAAATATTTTTTAAACGAGCAAAGTTAAACGTTAAACAATATGGAGGTTCATTCCGTTGGAAAAATGGAATCGGACCAGTTAATTTTAATACAATCAATGGATATAATGCTGGGCTATTTGCTGAGTATGAAATTCGTTGGCCAACAAATAAAATAGGAGGACTTCGTAATGAGTGAACATATATCAGGCGCAGGACATTGGAGACCAGAAGTAAAAATTATTCGTGGTAAAACAATTCATGAATTAGAAGGAATTAAACTTAGGTCTTGTCGACTTTGGTTAGACGCAAAAGGATTTCATCCATTTCTAGACCAAGAAGAATTGACCAAACCAGATTTAGAAAAAAGTATGGGTTGTCCATATAATGAATTACCAAATGATGCATGGTGGTCAATGGACAAATATGACCGTGAATTAGCAAGGAGAAGTATATATGCTACGCAAAAGTAAAATCCTAAGATGTGTTAGGGACAAAGTTATATTAACTGATTGCGATGGAGTTCTATTAGATTGGGAGTACCATTTCTATAAATGGGTTCTAGAATCTCATGGACTAGAGCAAAAGGCAAGTATATACAGTGTTGCCAAAGCTTTAGAAATACCTTGGAAAGAGAGTGCTTTATTAATTAAAGAATTTAATGAATCTGAAATGATGAAGAAATTATCTCCATTACGGGATGCTGTTAAATATGTCCGCAAATTACATGAGGAGCATGGATATATTTTCCATGTTATTAGCTCACAAAGTGATGACCCAACCGCTCAAGATTATAGAAAAGAGAATTTATTTAATGTCTTTGGAGATGTTTTTGATGGATTTACTATACTTAAGACCGGACAAAATAAGGACAAAGTCCTTGATAAATGGGAAGGCACCGAATGTTTTTGGATTGAGGACAAAGTAGCAAACCTTGAAATGGGTTGGCGTGCTGGACTTGAAGGAATTCTAATGGACCACCATTGGAATGGAGATGATGAACTCTTTAAAAGAGTCAAGACATGGAAAGAAATTTATAATATTATTACAGGAGAATAGAATGGCTTTAATTACTAATAAAAAACAAGAGACTGCACACTTACGTGGCAAATCTAAGTTTTATATTGCTGGTTGGGTTGCAAATCGTGAGTGTGAAAACCCACAAGTATTACCTAACACACACGTTCCACCTATTTGGAAAAAATGGCATGAAGAATACCTTACAGGGTATGGCGATTCAGTCGCTAATGGTGAATGCTTAGCAGCACACTACTGTGCTTAAAGAATAAAAATGATATAAATAAAACTAAGTGGAGATGAATATGGCACTATTAAAAGATGTAATCGATTTTTGTAAAATAGAATTAAATATCCCTAAAGATGTTTTAGTATCGGTTGAGATAGAAGATTTATCAGAAGATAATGTTAAAGGTTGGACAACTGATTCAGCCGAGGATGATGAATACGATATAGAAATAGATACAGGTCTTGGTTTCAAAGAAACAATTATAACGGTTTGCCATGAAATGGTACACGTTCTCCAATTACACGAAAATCGTGAGCTTGATGAAAATGAAGCTTATGAAAAAGAGGAAGGTTTATATAAAAAGTATATAAATAATTCCTAGTAGCGTCCCTACTATAAAAAGGATTTTTTTGTTTAAATAAAAAGGGAAATACATATGTTTAAAAAACTACTAGTCGCGACGGCGGCAATGGCAATATCTGCAACAACGTTTGCGGGTATTAGTCTTTCGGGTTTGTATGAGGGTACACTTGATTCACATGGTGCTTATACTCAAGACGTAACAACTACTATGAAAGGCACATCTGGAAGTTCCACAGTTACTGTGGTTTTGGATGGAGCTTTTGATATAGATGATATGTATGTAGAAACAACTACTGGTCCTCTAACATTTACGTTAGGTGATAAGTCTGGGGATGACCCGGATGTAGTATCTATCGGTGTTAAAGCAACATCCGGTGGATTTACAGTAGGATTAAATCAAGTCTCAGGTGGTTCAACAACTCTCGATGTTGGTGGAGCAATTGCAGGTATTACATTTAATGTGACAGATGTTACTAATTCTGAAAGAGAGACCACAGCTACTTATGAAGTTGCTGGTTTAAAAGCTACAGTTGTACATAACACAGTTACAGCAGGTAATAATATTGATACAACACTCACGACTGTTCTTAGTGGTTTAACACTAAGTGCTAATCATGATTCAAATGCGGACGGCACCTCAGAAAACGAGGGTTCGGTATCTAAACTTTTAGAAGGTTTAGGTACAGTTAAAGTTTTAATGTCCAAGACATCAGCTGATGTTACAACTAAGGAACTTAGTTTGACACGCGGTATCTGGACTGGAACTTGGTCTAAAGTAGGAAGCGCAGATGGCGTTACTTCTTTAAAGGCTAGTTTAGCATTTTAAAGGAACTTAATTATTAAGTAACTTCAGGGGATTTGCATCTATGTAAGTCCCCTTTTTATTTTATTAAAACCGTTTACATTTACTATAAAGTATGATATAATATATCTATGAATGCACAATATAGAATTCCACTTGGTAATGGTAAAACCAAAGTTACTTTATGGACAAACTATATTAAATATAAATTCACCAAACCCGACCTTTGGTGGTTAGAAGATACACCCATCAAGGTCTTCCCGGATTGTAAACGTAACCTTGGAGATAATGATGTTAACAGAAATGAATAACAGAAAATTAATGAGCGAATACTATAAGGACGATGGTAGTGTAGCTAAAATATATCAAGTAGTAACTGGAATGGATGGAGAACATTCATTTTTTTCAATCACATATAAAGACGCAACTGGTGTCCGAATACATACTGAGGATTTTCCATTTAAAGCATTAAATTATGTTGAAGATGCAGCAGAGAATTGGACACTAGGAATTAAACAATTATTAACGGAGTAAAATATGGCCACTTTCGATTTTGGCTTCACGCTTGTAGATGAAGATGAATTAGATGTCGCAAAAGCAGTAGCAGCATCAACAGCCTCAGCTTCAAATGCACAAGATAGATTGGACAAATTATTCAATGCTATCACACCTCTACTTAATAACCTTAAGGCTAATCCTGAAAAGGAATATATTAAATGGCCTAATAGAGTTGATAAGGTAGAAGCATTTGAAGGTCAGATATTAAAAATATATAAAGGATAACTTAACACTTATATAATGTATAAAGAACAGTTAGATGAAATGATTAACACGGTTAATGAGCACTTCCTAAAGTATGGAGGTCCTCTTAATCAAAAGGTTAAATATGCATTAGAACAAACCCCTAGGCATCTCTTTGTCGAAAATAATGTTCCATACGCAGACCGACCACTTCCAATAGGTCATGAACAAACCATTTCCCAACCCTTTATTGTAGCATATATGACACAGATGTTAGATGTAGAGATGCATCATAAGGTGTTAGAAATTGGTACAGGGTCTGGGTATCAAGCCGCTGTGCTATCTCATTTAGCTGAAAAGATTTATACAGTTGAAAGGGTTCCAAAACTAGCAATGAAAACACGTGAACTATTTGGAAAAATGCTAGAACTCCGACATATTAAAACAAAATTAGATGATGGTTATAGTGGTTGGAAAGCGAATGCACCCTATGACAGAATTATTGTAACGGCGACATCACAAGAACTCACACCACCAAAAGCATTAATAGACCAATTAGCTGATGATGGAAAAATGATTATACCAATGAAGGAAGCTGTCGGTGGAAATATGTTTGGTTCTGATGAAAAATTATATCTTATACATAAGAGCAATTTTTCTTATCGGACAGAAAAATTAATAGGAGTAAGATTTGTTCCATTGATTAAAGGAGAATATAATGGTTAAACGTAAGATGAGTGAAAAACAAAAAGTAGCAGTTGCGGCTAATTTAGAGAAGGCTAGAGCAGCTAAAAAACCAGCTACATATAAAAATGTGGCACCAAATGTTATGGCCCTAGACGATGACCACGGACTATCTGTGGTAAGCGTTAAAGGATATATTAAGTCTTGCAAGGAAAAGATAAGTTTCTTAAAGAAGGCAGTTCACCGCAATGAGAAGGGAGCAATAGCTAAATTAGCTTCTATTCAAGCTTATCAACGAGGCTTAAACTCATATTTAAGAGAGGGTTTATACCCATATGATTTCTATGGAGATGATGAAGAGAAACCAATTCAACATTTAACCATTGCACCAGCATATGATGCAGAAGGATTTAGAAAATGATTGAGGATATTAATAAGAAATCATTTTCACGATTAGTAGAAACATATGTTAGAACTCACAAAGGCTGTCCATATATTGATGCTGTTATAGATGTATGTGAAGCAAATGAAATAGATATAAGAGATAGTAAAAAACTTATATCCAAAGAGATTATTGAGCATATTGAATTTGAAGCTAAAGAACTTAATTTATTACAAGGTGGTAATCCAACATATGTTTTACCTATATGAGAATGGATGGATATTCGGCTTTTAAATTTCATCACGCTATTAACCTCCATTTCAATGGAAATTATGATTGTTTTAAGTATAATTTCAAAACAAACATAACTGAAAAAACATATTGGAAAAGACCAGACAAATTTCAATTAACTAAGATAGGCAAACGATTTAAAAGTAGAGATGATATAATACTATACTTTGCTGCTCATCAAGTTGCTGGAAATAAATACAGTGGTGATATGGTACGTGATGAAGATACCTACACCAAGTTTTTAAAACGTATAGATAGTATTAGTTATCTATTTAAAAATGAATTAGAAGAAATTTCAGATAATGGATTTGATACTCTTTTGGAAATAGAAGAAACATATCCAAAAATTATCCACCACTATCTGGAAGGTACAGTTTCTCTGGAGACTGTATGCATAGTGAATAGGCTGACAGGTTTTATTGAGAAAGCCAATTCACAGATAAGTGAGACCATACTATGGCCTGACTTATATAAAAAAATATCTAAGTTTCAATCTTTTTTAAAGGTTGATGATAGTAAAATGAGAAAAATTATTTTAGATATTTTTTAATTATACTGTTTACTTTAGTGAAAAGTATGATA